ATGGATTTCGTCTGCGCCAACGAACTCAGCGAGGTCAGCGACAGGGTAGTTCATGCCGATTAGGGCGATGCGAGCAGTTGTCATCCAACCTGCAGGAACGATGAGGATTCTGCGGTCTCCCTTGACTGCGCCACAAGTCTTGATAGCTTTGGCGATGTCAGAATCGGTGTTGCTGTTCGGAATTACGGTTGCAACAGCAGAGCCGAAGTTATCAGCAGGGCTTGCGACAGCACCGTCCAAATCGCCCTTCATGCTGAACAAGCCACGACCGTTGTTGTCGGCATAACCGCCAACGATTGCGCCTACCACGATTGCGTGAGCGACACGACCTGCCAATTCCTCGACACGAAATGCTAGTAGTTCGCCAGTTTCGTCATCGAATAGGTCTTGTAAGTCGATTGGGAGCTTCTTGTAGATGCCCAAGCCTTTGAGGTCACGACGGACAGCTTCAAGCTCTTGGTTGAGTTTGGTTTCGCCTTTTTCGTGTGCGAGAGCAGTTCCGTTGGAGCTTGCTTGCATCGCATAGACAGCACCTGCACGAACACCGAGAGTGCGGAAGGTGTTGAGGATTTCAGCCTTGTCAGTCCAAGTCTTGAAGAAGATTTGCTCGATACGAGTTGGCAAAATCGCATCGCCTGAGATAGCTTTGCTTGAGATGTGCGACATCCAAGCTTTCATGATGCTTGCATTATCGCCACGATGATGGCTTAGAACGATGTTCTTGAAGTCAGCGAGAGCTTTCTTGGAAGCCAAGTAGTTGCCTTCGCTTTTTGCGGTCTGAACTGGAGTCGCTTTCGCAACAACAGCATCCTGTGCAATTTCTTTTTCCATTTCTTGTTCCTTTTCTTTAGGTTCTTCTTGGGCGGTTGGTTCAGCAGGTTGTTCCTGCTCAGTTGCCGTCTCGTCAACTGGTTCTTCTGCTTCTGCTTCTTCCTTTTCGGTTTCGGCTTCGGCTTCGTTGGCGGATTCTTCAACCTGTTCAACAGGTGCTTCGCCGACTGGTTCTTCTACCGTTTCAACAGTCTCAGCTTCGATTGGAGCTTCAACTTTCTCGGCTTCTTCCATTTGTTCGCCTCCGAGAAGGGATTTCACAGCGAGCAGACGAGCATCCTTATTCGAGCCACGATAGACAACGGACACTTCAATCACTTCTGCATTCCGAATCGTCTCGGTATCGTAGTCGAAATCAAAGTCAATCATTGTGATTGAGAAAGCGTTTGAGAGATGCCCCTCGTCAATGAGAGTGAGTATCTCTTGCGCAATCCCACGACTTGAGATGCCTGCCTCAAAGATGAGTTCGCCATTCTCAAACCATGCCTTGCGGACTGAACCGATGACATCTCGAATATCGCCTGAGTGATTCAACATGAGAGGAATGTCCACTCCCTCTACACCTTCCGAGCCAATCTGCGAGACTTGAATCTCGCCACCTGCCTTCAGAGGTAGTCTGAGTGACGGAACATCAACTCTCTCGTAATCCCTATCGACCGAGCCTGAAGAAGCTACAAACACGATTCTGCGTTCGCCGTCCACGTCTTTCGTCTTGACGGTAGCGTTGAATCGGATTGATTTCTGCTTTTCTGTCATGAGTTCCCTTTTTAATGGTTGTTATCAACGATTCGCTCAAATGAGCATTGATTCGTCTGATTTTCATGTTGTTGTGTTTTGGGGTGGCATCAAAAAACCACCTAGCGACTGGGTAGCCCCAATCCATCTAGGTGGCTTAATACCGCAAGTAAGGGTGGGCATCACTTGCGGTATTTTCTATTATTGTTTCTTCTTGGGTGGCAGTTCAGGAGTTTTGAACTTGTAGTTGATTTCCTCGACTGTCGATTGCGGAGTAATGACTTTGATGTTGAGGTGCGCCTTACATTTCGAGTTAGGGCAGACGAGATTTTCGATGATAGTCGTGCCTTCAATATCCATGATGTACCGCCCACAATGTTTGCAACAGTATTTCATGCTATAACTCCACCACGTCAAACACGCATTGGCAGTTGGGGTGCGCTTGCGGTGTTAGAACGTCCTCGTAATTGTTCATGTAAACGGCATCATCGAGCTGAATCTTCTCGCCAAGCGGTATGAACGCTTCGCCAGTAGCGACAACTGTGCCGTTCATGTACTGGCAAAACTCGCAGGGGTGTCCGCTTGTCGTGCGCCATTTGAAGCCGAACTCACGTCCTGTGACCTTCTGAATCACGTCAACGGCATCAATCTGCCCAAAGTTGTCGGCTCGGTGTTCCTCGGTGCGAGCGATGCGCTCGACTCGCCATTGGTCGGTCTTGAACACGTCCTTGACGTTCTTGATGAGCTGTTGCTTGTCTCCGCCTTCCTCGAACGTGATATTGATTGCGCTCCTTATCGTGTCCGTTATTTGGTCGGTAAACGAATTGACGATTTTGTTCACGATTGTCTCGTATTGCTTCTCTGCGCCGTCAGAGATGGCGTAATGCTCAAGCGCAGGGATGTTGAGAACGATTCCGAACTGAACGAGCGTGTCTTGGTAGCGTTTCTCGCCACTCTTGAGCATTCGCTTATATAGCAGAGCCAACAATGCGAGCTGAAGTGCGTATTTGCGTTCCTCGGACGGTTGCGGAATCTGAATCTGTGCTATTTCTTGCTCGTCAATCACTCCGTCTTGGTTCTCGTCATAGATTTCAAGCCCAACGGCGGAGATTTCTTTTGATGCCGACTGTAATGAGTCAACCGTCTCGTCAATCGAGGTTTCTAAGTAGTCATTGAGCAGTCGGCGCAGTTCTTTTAACGTTGTCTTGTCCGCTTCTTTGTGAATCTCGTCATGCTCGTGCGCACAATGGGTCGGAATCGACTTCGTGACAGCGAGTTCAGGGCTGTCTTCGACTTCTCCGCCAGTATCCACGTCAGGCTTGTCGTTCTCGATAGTTGCCTCATCGTCTGCGCCCTTTTCGAGTAGCTTGTAAGCATTCGAGAACTCGAAGGCATCGACAATCGAGTCGAGCGAGTAGCCTCTGTCTAGCATCTTGATTATCACGTCGGCCTCAACGTTCTTGCGCTCGGCTTCCACCTTTTCCTCATCAGCGATTGACGGAATCTCGACATCAAACGTGATAGCGACACCGAGTCCGCCTGTGATGCGGTTCAGCTCGTGCGTGAATCGTGTCCAAATCTTAGTGGCGAATGGTTTGAGTGTCCAACGAACGAAGATGCGCTCATCGACTTTGACGGATGCATAGGTGTTGTTATCGTTGACCCCACGAATCGAAGCAGGGACTCCGAAGGTCGAGTCAATCTTGTCGTTGACCTGCTTGAAGATGGTCTCAAGGCTCATGTCCTTGTTCGGCTGAGAGAACGGAATCCACTCAATCTGCGCAGGCAATACCGCCCCAGTATCGGCGGAGATTGGGCGGTGGATGTATTGGACGTTGTTGTTATTGCCTGAGCCTCGGTGCTTGGCTTGCATCTCGTCAACGATAGCGTTGAAAGCATCGGCGGTCGGCGCAGTAATGATGAACTGCCCTGCTGGAACGGCATCGTTCTCAAATAGTCCGCCCTCGTATGAGGCGATGTAATCGTCTATGTTTGCCCATTTCTTGACGGCTTGCGTTGGGCTGTACCCTGCCGACAAGTCATTTGGGTCGATTCCTGCCGAAATCTCGATGACTTCATTGTCGCTGAACTCGAACTTGAGGCTCGGCGATTTGTAGAACTTGTGACCGTTCACAACTTTGATGTAGCAGTCTTCGAGGAACGTGTAGCCTGCGATGTTGTCAGGTGTGACATCGCCGTTGCCTGCAATAACTTCTCCGCCTTCGCCATAGTGCCACACGAGAATGTAAGTCGTGCGGTGCGAGAGCGCAGAGACGGCGAGAGCTTGGCGGAAGTCCACCGAACTCATTTGCTGATTCGGATGATACAATTTGTCCACCGCAGGCACTTGCTGAATCGGCTTGCCATTCGAGTCGATAGCGTACGGTCGAATCTCCATGAAAGCGTTTGCAATCCTTGAGACGGACGGATAAGTGTTATCAAAAGCCATTCCTTTCGCCCAATCCCATGTCACAGAGCCATGATAGGGGTTCGAGCGGTAAGAGAATGACAAAGACTTGTTGGCTTCAACACCGCCAACTGGTGTTTGCTTTTTGTCGCTCATATTGAGCATTGACTTGAACTTCTCAAACATACCGTCATTATTGAGACGGTAAGGGTGGCATCAAAAAACAGTCACTTGCGTGACTGCTCCTTGATTCTATTTTGCGCTCCAACGTGCCTGAATTGCGTTCTGAGCGACTTTCTGCCTCGTTTCGGTTGTTCTCCCTGCGTTTGCCTTTGCGCCCCTCTCGAAGCGTTCTAAACGTCTGCCAATAGCAAGGGCGAGCTGTGCCGTTGCGATTCCCTCGTGCCTCGACAGCTTCGGAATCTCCACGATGATTGCGTTGTCCTGCTTGAGCCGATACTGTGTCGCTCGCTCGGTCTCGATGAGTCCGATTCCACCCCCTTTGAATATCTCAATCGAGTAGTTGTCGAGGTTGGTTCGGCGAGCGATATTCGCTACGAACTCTGCGATTTCTTGGTCTGTCATATTCTATCTTCCCTCTCAATCACATACTTGTTCCTCGTGCCGTTTAACGTGTCAGCGAACTCAAGCCACCTGACGGCTTCTTGACATTCTTTCTTGGTGTCTTTGAGGGAGATTGCTCTCCCCTCATTGACACTAATGATTGCCCACATTGGTTTGCTCATTTATGCCTCCTCTAGTGCCTGCATCAAGTCTTGTTGGTCGGCAAGCCGTTGCTTGCGTTCTTCGAGCTGTTCGCTCGCCTTCTGATAGACGGCATCGTCATTCGCCACGATTCCATTGTGCTTCAAGTAAGGCAGGGCTTTCTCTCGGTAGTCGATGTCGTTTGCAAGCCGTTTGTTCGACCTGCGCAAGACATCCATTAAAGTTGCGAATTGCCTGTTCGTGATTGTAAGCTTCTTCATTGTGCTTTGTCCTCTGCGACTGCCTTCCTGATTTTTGCAATCAAGCGGTCGTATTTCTTGTTTTCTTGTTGCTCGAAGCCTGACAGGTTGTCATCTTCATCGTACTTTGCGAGTTCTAGTGCCGTCATGAGCGTGTACGCTTGGTCTTTCGTAAGTGTGATTTTCATTGTTGTTGCTCCTTTCGGATTTATCATTGATGTT